GCCATGGTGGAGATGCCAGACCACGGTGAGCTACAGAGTGAACACTTTGGTGGAGTTGACAAAGTATTCAGTGGGCATTTTCATCTGCGCCAGCAACGACAAAATATCCATTACATTGGAAATTGTTTCCCTCACAACTATGCCGACGCTGGTGATGCCCGACGAGGGTGCATGATATTGGATTGGGGCAGTGAGCCTGAGTATCATGCCTGGCCTGGGCAGCCACTGTATCAAGTTTATAAACTCAGCGAGTTGCTACAAGAAAATAATAATTTACTAGCACCCAATCAGCATGTGCGTGTACAACTCGACGTAGATATTAGCTATGAAGAAGCAAACTTTATTCGTGAAACGTTTGTTAGAGACTTTGGCTTACGAGATATGAGTTTAATTGCAATTAAAAATCAAGAAGTAGGCGAGGACCTTGCCCCGGGGGAACTCAAGTTTGAAAGCGTGGATCAAATTGTCACTGATCAAATTTTAAACATTGAGTCTGATTTTTACGATTCAAAATTGTTGTTACAAATTTATCAAACACTATGAGAGAACACATACGTGATCCACAACTTGCCAATCGCCCCTGGGTAGAGATTGTAGATCAGTTTGAAGACAAATATAAAATAGTTGATTGGGTGTGGCTCAATGTGATTGATTCCAATCTTACCGAATTGTATTCTTATTGGGCGCAGTACAAAGATAAAGCATTTGATTACAATGAGAGAATAGTAATACTTAACCACGAGTTAATGTACTATCCTGACAACAGCAATGTCAGTTACTCGTTGTACAACTTGTTTGCCACATTACAACACTTTGACATTCCCAGTGACTTTTTGGTGTTTCTGGTCAACTATCCAGCCAACACTGAAATTGAATATCTAGCCAATCTCTTTAACTTACCAATGCCTAAAATTATTAACAACGAACATTGGGTCGATCGTATCAACCCTGGAATCACAGATGTCCCAGCATTGGGTGTAGACAATATTAAAAAATCATTTATGTGTTTAAACGGGCGAAGTCGATCGCATAGAATTGACTTGTTATGCTTGTTGGAAGAGCAAAATCTCATTGACAAAGGTATAGTAACTTATAATTTTGCCAACGAGATTGAGCCGTACGGGTGCGATGCGCCACCAATGGTGCCCAACTTACCAGATACATTTGCTGATACTGGATTATTTTACAGGACAACTGTGCCGTTTAGTCGTGACAACAGCGTGTATACAAAAAATCAATCAATGATCACTGCATTTTTAAAGCATAGTAAAAAGTTTATTGGGCAAACTAAGAGGCATCCGCTGGCCAGTGATTACGAAAATTTTGAAAGATTTATCTTAGAATCAAATATTGAGTTTGATCGCAAACAAACACACTCGCACTTTATACAAAATGCCGCAGTGTTTTTTGTTACCGAAAGTGTAATCAGTTACCCACATCCCTACTTTACAGAAAAGACCTGGAAACCGATAATGTATTCAAGACCATTTATCATAGCCAGTACTCCGCACACATTAAAAAAATTACACAATCTTGGGTTTAAAACATTTCATGATTTCTGGGACGAAGGTTATGACGATGTTGAAAACACTGCTAGTCGCATGTGTCATTTGGTTGATACTATAAAACAAATTGCTGACATTCCTCTATCACAGCTCAAAGAAGTAGTACAAGAGATGGCCCCAATTTTAGAACATAATATCAACGTGTATCACGAGATATTTTCAAAAACTGATTTACAAAAAGTATTAAATCAAATATAATAGCTTATGATCAATGTAGAAAAATTAACCGTAAAGAACTTCATGAGTGTGGGTAATGTGACCCAGGCAATCAATTTTGATCGTCAAGATCTTACATTGGTGCTGGGCGAAAATCTAGACCTAGGCGGTGATGGTTCGCGCAATGGTACTGGAAAAACCACAATTATCAATGCACTAAGTTATGCATTATATGGACAAGCATTGACAAATATTCGCAAGGATAATCTTGTCAACAAAACCAATGGCAAAGGCATGTTAGTAAGTCTTGAATTTCATGTCAGTGGTCAAGACTACAAAATCGAACGTGGCCGCAAACCCAATGTTCTAAAATTCTATGTAAACAATCAAGAACAACAAGTCAGCGACGATGCACAAGGTGACAGTCGAGAAACCCAGGATGCCATTGAACACATCATGGGCATGAGTCATGATATGTTCAAACATGTGCTGGCACTAAACACCTACACTGAACCATTTTTAAGTCTCAAAGCCAATGAGCAACGAACTATTATTGAACAACTGCTGGGAATTACATTACTCAGTGAACGTGCTGATCGAATTAAAGAATTGAATCGAACCACCAAAGATAATATCACACAAGAAGAGTTTAGAATACGTGCAGTAAACGAAGCAAACAAACGAATTGAAGAACAAATTGATAGTTTGAAACGTAGACAAAATATGTGGACTACCAAAAGATCCGAGGAAGTTACTAAACTGCAAACAGCATTGTCCGCATTGCAAGAAATTGATATTGATGTAGAAATCACTGCACACCGTGAACACACCGCTTGGGACAATCGTCGAAAAACATTTAATGATTTGCAGGGCAAATTAAGTCGTGCCAAATTAGAAGTTCAGCGTGAAGAAAAAACAATTAAAAAGTTATCTGACGAGATTATATCACTGGAAGCACATACTTGTCACACATGTGGCCAGGCGTTTCATGATGCCAAACACGAACAAGTGTTAACCAGTAAACATACTGATTTAACTGATGCAAGAACCCGACGTGCTGAACAAGCCATCGAGGTCAGTGAAATTGAAAATGAATTAGATGACATTGGTGAAATTGGCAAACCACCGGTGATGTTCTATGACAAAGAAGAAGATGCCATCCAGCATCGTGCCACGTTAGCCAACTTACAAACACAAATTGACAGCAAGCAACAAGAACAAGATCCCTATGCTGAACAAATCACTGACATGCAAGAACAAGCATTACAAGTCATTGACTACGCTGGGTTAAATGATTTGACTAGATTACAAGAACATCAGGACTTCTTGCTTAAACTGTTGACTAACAAAGATAGTTTTATTCGTAAAAAAATCATTGATCAAAATTTAAGTTACTTGAATTCAAGACTAACACATTACCTGGATAGAATTGGATTACCACATCAGGTTGCGTTTCAGAATGATCTAAGTGTAGAAATCACAGAACTGGGTCGCGAACTTGACTTTGATAACTTATCTCGTGGTGAACGCAATCGGTTAATTTTAAGTATGAGCTGGGCATTCCGTGACGTCTGGGAGAGTCTGTATCATCCCATCAACTTATTGTTTATTGATGAGTTAGTAGATAGTGGTATGGACACCCAAGGTGTTGAAAATAGCCTAGCATTGCTTAAGAAAATGAGTCGTGAACGACACAAAAGTATTTGGCTAGTAAGCCACAGAGATGAATTGGCTAGTCGAGTTGAAAACATTCTTAAAGTTGTCAAAGAAAATGGCTTCACTAGTTATAACACTGATGTAGAAACTGCATGATGTTTGACTTTGATGTCATTGATGAGTATCAAATTGAAGTAACTACTTACTGCAATGCCGCATGTCCTCAATGCCCTCGCAACAATAACGGGTCTGGGGTTAATCCTTATCTCAAATTGGAGCACTTGCCTAGAACAGTGATTGATTCAGCATTTGATGTTGAATTGTGTGCAAGACTACGTCAAGTATTTTTTTGCGGCAGCTACGGCGATCCCATCATGCATCCTGAATTCCTAGACATACTTAGAGATTTTAGACGCAAGTGTCCGACGTTGTGGTTGTATCTTCATACCAACGGCAGTGCACACAATACGGAATATTGGCAAGAGATAGCTGAAATTATTGGCGGTTACGGGCAAGTTGACTTTAACATCGATGGCCTTGCCACCACTAACTGGCTGTATCGAAGAAACACAGACTTTGACAAAATTATTGCCAATGCTGAAGCATTTATCAAAGCTGGTGGCCGGGCTGTTTGGAACTTTATTGTGTTTGAACACAATCAGGATCAAGTTGAACAAGCCCAGGCACTCAGTCAACAGCTTGGATTTTATGAGTTTAAATACCGGTCCACTGGCAGATTTTTAAATCATCAAACCATGGACACATTTGATGAATGGCCGGTACAATCAAAGCAGGGACAGGTTGAATACATATTAACCCCCACTACATTAAAAAAATACAAAAACAAAAGTATTGAAATACTACCTGACCTCAAAAAACAATTTCCGGACATGACCGAGTATTTTGCCAACACAGAAATATGTTGCGATGCGTTGGCCGGTAACAAGGTAGCAATCAACGCCAGTGGTCTGGTGTTGCCATGTAACATGTTAAATCATAATTTGAGTGATGCTAGGTTTCGAGATCAATCAGTATTACCATGTAGCAATGATTTAAGTAACGTTGACGGCAAAAATCAAGTACAAGAGTTCATTGATCGTTACGGTCAACACAATCTAAACATTTGTAATCAATCACTAAAACAAATATTTGCCAACTCATTTTGGTCGGACCTTGTGAGCAGTTGGGAGTATAATACATTTCCCGAGCGACTATTTGAGTGTGCAATGACTTGCGGCAAACAATTTACTAAGGTATGGGATCAAACAAAAATGACAAAAACATTCTTAATCACTGGAGGTAATCGAGGATTGGGATTACAGCTAGTCAACCATTTCAATGGTGTATCAATTAGCCGTGAAACCGGCATTGATATTACAAAAAATGTGCATGACATTGCTCAACAAAGTTTACAGTATGATGTGTTCATCAACAATGCATTTGACGGGCCGCCACAAGAATCCTGGGCTAACTTTGCTCAAGCACAGATATATTTTGCTGTGTACGATGCATGGAAAGCCGCAGGCAAATCTGGTCATATTTTTAATATTGGTTCTACCGGCAGTAAAAGCATTGTTGCACCAGAGCCTAGATTTGAAACGTATCGTGTGAGCAAAGCTGCCATAGAGCATGCAAGTCGGCAAGGCACACAAGCGTTCAAACAAAATCTAGTGCTGTTTAAAACAACTCTGCTTACACTAGATAGACTGGACACAGATCTTAGTCGTAGTCGCTCTACCTGGACTGGTAACGGCATCAATTTAACTGATGTTTGCAATTTTATACAATACGCTGCCACAGTGAATCAAAATACTGTGCTAGAAGAGGCAACGTTTTATGTAAACTTTGATTACCAACCACACAAATCACAAGCATGAAAGCTAAATTTAAAAAATTATACATGGACTGGGCTCAGCGTTGTGCTGACTTGAGCCATGCTCGTAGGCTTCACGTTGGTGCAGTTGTTGTCAAAGACGACACAGTCATCAGCTACGGCTATAACGGTATGCCTGCAGGTTGGGATAACAATTGTGAAGATGAGATTGTTGTTGCCGTAGTTGACGGAGTCCCTCAGCGCGAAATAAAAGAACTTAAAACTAAACCAGAAGTACTTCATGCTGAGTCAAACGCTATTGCAAAACTCGCAAGATCTACAAATAGTGGATTGGGGGCAACCTTATTTGTTACCCATGGTCCGTGTATTGAGTGTTCTAAACTTATTCATCAGTCTGGCATCAGTAGGGTTTATTACAGTGAAGACTACCGAGATAGTGCAGGTATTGATTTCTTGCGACAGTCTGGTGTAGAAGTTGAAAAGTTTAACTAACCGCAAAAGATTATAACTATAACACTATGCCAAGTCCAAGTAAAGCAAAAGGCAACAGTTTCGAAAGAGTCATTGCTGACTTTTTAACTGACACCTACAATGAGAAATTTATCAGAGCACCAGGCTCTGGTGCCTACGTGGGTGGTAAAAACACACATCGTAAACAATTGCTTCACGAAGGACAGATTAGAAACTTCAAAGGCGATATTGTTCCTGGTCAGAGTTTTTCAAAATTAAATGCTGAATGTAAAAGTTACAAGGACTTTCCATTCCATCAACTGTTTTCAGGGTCTGTTAAGATTCTCGACACATGGATTGAACAATGTATGGATGCTGCCGATCCAGGAGATTTTAACATTATTTTTATGAAGTTTAATCGCAAAGGAATGTATGTTGCTACAGAAAACAAAAACATACCTGAACTGGCAGTTGAAAACTATATCACTTACTCATCAAAAAATAACGGTAGTTGGATTTTTATTGAGTTTGATAAATTCTTTGAATTAAACACAGACGCAGTTAAAAAGTTATGTCAGTAATTGCAGTTGTGTCTGATCCAGGTGTAGGAGGCCATTTTTTAAATTGGTCGATCCTGTACCTGACCGGTCAGACAACCTATTATTATGCAGATAAATCACAATTATTGGATGTTCCCGCAAATCCTGTCACTAAAATAAATGCACACGGGTTTATTGCTAATCAACCAGAGACACTTGAAGAATTCAATAGTACTCTCAACAAGTTAACTTCTACTAACACAAATTCATTTCATACTATATACTTTCATAATTTTAAAGATTCTACTCCAGACAACGACACAGGCACAGTAACAGCAATACAACAACTAGCTTCACTAAACAACACCAAGATAATTTTACTTTCAACCCAAACAAAACATGTACTATACAATTGCAAATACACCAAACGATCTTTAAAATCAACCGAAGACACAGATAAATATCATAGCGAATTTATTGATTTGTTTTTTAAAGAAAGCAAACAAATTTGGGATAACTTAGAACTCAAAGAAATTTGGGATCAACGTGAATTCCTGGCATTAAATTTACAACCTTTTAAGGTGCCACGCATACAATCATTGGCCACAGATATAAGTGGTTACTATCTATTAGACACATTTGATTTGTTTGCGTGTTTTGATGTAACTGTATCTAAGCTCTTGGAGTTTTTAGAGTTGCCGTTGGATTCCACTCGTTGGGATTCCTGGATACAAGTCTATAATCAATGGCAAACCTTGCACAAAGAAAGATTGCTTTTTACCTGGTATTATAATATAATTATTGATGCTATCCTGGCTGGTCAAGACTTGGATCTTACAAGATTTAATCTTGATATCATACAAGAAGCCGCAATACAACACACTCTGCTATACACACACTCACTAAATCTTAAAACTTGGCAATTAACAAAATTTACAAACACTCGACAATTACACAACTTACTTGAACCAAACACACACACTTTAATTTGTTAATTTAATTGTTTTACAGCACTCGATACTTCCAATAAAATTTTTCTAATAGACACTGTGGTAGATGACAAAATGGTCTACCCCCATTGAGCTTGCGTTGAAAGCAACACGCCAGCAGATCTTGGGCGTCAAAGGACACGCTAACTTAGGCTAAATGATTCGGGCTCTGTGAAAAAAGATGCAACCCGTCCGCAAGTGATTTCGCTAGTATGGGATTAACTGCGCTCCGTTGTGAGACAAGGCTGAGATAAGAGGTACCGCACAACCGCCTCTGCTGTCTTTGTAACAAGTACAATTCTACTTTGAGTTGAACTTTCAATAAAGACAAATTCTCTAATACTAGATGACTGCGCTACTCAGATGATGCCAGATCAAACACTTGCCCGGCAACGGGCAAGTATGACCACTTAATCTAGATGATACTTAACTTCGTGCTAGTAATAAGAAATGTGTGAGCGATAGCGAAACACATAGAACTACGTAGTAGTTCTTAATAAGTTAAATGATTTTAAAGAGAATCATGACTTAGAGATTATCTGGCCAATCTCTAAACAATGCATGTTGTATGTTGCCACCAACAAATTGATTGAATGATCGATGCTTTGTTTCTAATTCACCTTCAAGTGGTGCTACTCGTCGAAATGCACTGTCCATCTGACCCATGTCTCTGAACTCCATGAGTATCATCCATTCTGGCATGTCTGCAATTGACCTGAAGCCCATCTTGCATCTTGTGATTCTATAGGATACCATTTTATCTTCACTCACTAAGTGATCAAAAAAACTTTTCATTCCTGTGACCCATTCAAGATCTGATATGTCGCCTTCTTTGTCTGCCCAAATTGTATAAATGTCCATGTTATCCTCTATCCGGAAAAAAGTTTTGTCTTGTACCTTCTCTATGAAGATCGGTGGTCACACAATGTATACCCCCATCCCAGAAGAATCGGTGTCTAAAGTTACAGATGTGTGGGGTGACCCCGTATCTAGCTAACGCATCAAACACCTGTTTGTTGTAGTTAAACACTATGACATTTTTAGGGTCAATCACCAGCATATTAATATCAAACACTGTTTCTTCAACATAGCCAACCCAGTCTTTAAGCCAGGTTTCAACGGTTAACAATACATCATCTTCGTATTCGTGTCCGGGAATCCACCACTTGCCATGATTTTTGTCTTTGAGATCCATGAATGGCTGAACAGCATCAAAACTCTGACCTGGCAAATACAACACTTCCCAGTCAGGAAAAGTGTCGGCATATGTGGGAACATCGTGTAAACTGATTATCAATCCTGGTGTAACCGGACAGTATGTGCCGTCCCCATGCCCGCCAGTGTTGATGATATGATTGCGTGTGTTAGGAAATTCACCATCAATCAACTTGCGATATGAATCTAACTCTTGATCGTAGGCCTCGGTGCCAAAATATAAATCTTGACCAATTCTAGAAATCATTGCCCCGTTGATCATTCTGTCAACATGACTTTTAACCTGGTTGCCCTCGGACTTTACACGCTTGATAATATCGTCGTAGCAAGTAACGCTTGGTTGGTATTCTGAGTAGTCTGCAAATCCATGCAGTTGAAACAATTCGTCTAAAATAAGTTTGGGCAATGTCAGTGCTTCCTGCACCGAGTGACAGTCAGGCCAGGATGGATCTCTTACACGATCATAGTATTTGTCAAAGTCCATGGAAAAACATTCGTAGAATGTTTTGCCAACCATGATCATTGTGTCCCTGGGGGTCATTGGTGGTTTGACATAACTGCCACGTAGCACAGACTGATTCTCAGGAAGATTGGGACGTAGTACCTCTACACCAAATTCCTCTAATTTCTTCTTGATTGTTTGATAGTCTTCTTCGGTCTCAACGGCAATGCGTTCAAACAGCGATCGTGTTTTTGAATTTTGAATCCAACTATAAAATTCTGGTGGGTAACTACGTCCAAGTATGCATACTTTGAGTGGATCCCAATGTTGGTAAACAGAAAACATAGATCTATTTACAGGTTATTGTACTGGGCCTAAAATTTCAAAACCTTGAAAATCAAACATATACGGCTCCACAGATTCAAAATACATGAATTTAAATCCGCGATCACGATAAATTGCACACTCGTTTTGAAAACTACATATGCCTAATCTTAGTCTGGGATTGCGATAGTCCCAGGCATGATGGTCACAAACTACACTGTGTTCATCCCATATACGATACATACTCCAGGCCACTAGCTTGTTGTTGTCACGGTATCCCCACACTTCTGTGCCTGGAACAAAAAATCTACCTGGCACCATGGGCATCACACTGTGAAAATGTTTATGAAGACAGTACGCTCTGTACACTTGCAATATATCATCCACAGGCACAGGGTTTAACAATTCACATTCAAGATCAGCTAAAGCAGTTATCTTACTAAGATCTATTCGTGCAAAGGTCATACTCATAGGCGCCTCTCCGGGAAATAATCTTGTCTGGTTCCTTCACGGTGTATGTCACTGGTCACACAATGTATACCCCCATCCCAAAACCATCTATGCCTAAAGGGCACAATGTGTGGAGTAATTCCGTGCCTGGCTAATGCATCAAACACTTGTTTGTTATAGCTAAACACAATGACATTTTTTGGGTCAATGATCAACATATTGACATCAAACACTGTTTCTTCGACATACCCAGTCCAATGCCCCAACCATTCTTCCACCACATCAACTACAGCTTGATCTTGCTCAAAACCAGGAATCCACCACTTGCCTTTGTTTTTTTCCTTTAGTGAAAGAAAATCTTTCACCATACCCCAACTTTGCCCAGGTAGGTATACCACTTCCCAGCCAGGAAATGTTTCAGCATAGGTGGGCACATCATGCAAGCTGATTATTAATCCTGGTGCCACTGGACAGTAGGTACAATCAGCATGGCCTCCAGTGTTGACAACATGATTTCGTGTAGATTTGAATTCAGTATCAATGAGAGATCTTAACTCAACTGTGTCTTGAATAAAGCTGTCAGTGCCAAAATACAAATCTTTGCCTATCCTTGACACCATTGCTCCGTTAAATGTAGTGTTACAACTACTTTTTATACGATTACCTTGTGATTTTATTTTATCAAAAATATCTGAGTAGCAGTCTCTAAAGGTGTATTCAACAGCAATTTTATGGATTTCACTACATTCTTCTTTGATAGACTCTGGCAATTCTCTAAAATCTTCAATGTTATTAACCACTGGCCATGAAGGATCTTTGACATCGTTATATGACTTTACAAAATCTCCGTGTACCATATTACAGTTTTCGTAAAATGTGTCACCAACCATTACGGTATGATCTCTGGGAGTCATGGGCGGCGGCAAAAATTTAAAATTTAAAAACTTATCTTTTGGCAAATTTGGTCGCAATACTTCAACACCAAACTCTTGTAATTTTTTTATAATAGCTTGATAATCTTCTTCGGTTTCAATGGCAATTTTTTCAAACAAACTTCTGACATGTGGTACTTTGATCCAAGAATAAAATTCTGGAGGATAACTGCGTCCTACCACACACACTTTCAACGGGTCCCAATGTTGATAAACTGAATATGTCATAATTGTCTTGGATCTTCTCGGTATTGAAATAACGACGTTAGGTATTCTTCAGGCCACAAATCATAAAAACCTTTACGTGCTATAATTTTTGCCTTGACATTTAAATCTGTAAGCCCTTGTACCAATGCTAGTGCGTACTTGCCTTGATTCATTGAAACGCCATTGACTATTTCTGGATCACCAGGATGGTCTTCTAGCACTAATATATCTTTGAGCAACAAGTGTTTGATGTTTGCTAGATCTAAACTTTTAGAGAATGTATCGCGAGGCCATAGGTCAGCATCGTAGGCAATGACAATTACTTCTTTGTCACCTAACCCAACCTTGGCTAGATCAACTAAATCGTAGTAAGGGTGCACCCCAACACGAACATCATAGGTATTTTTAAGACGTGCGCTACGTGCATATGGACATGGAGAAAACCCGCCCAGGGCTGGGTGTGGGACTTCTACAAAGTTTACTATCCACTGTGCAATATCTTGTTTTACAATTTCTAAATTTAACATTAAAAGAAAGGTAGTCCAGATTTTTTAGTTGTATCTAAATTGTCTTTGATTAGATCACTGATTAACTCGCGTTCACGATGGCTGAGTTGTAGTGCATGTTCGTAGCTAAGGCCTCCACGCATGTACCAGGCCATCTTTAAAGATTCTTTACGGAGCATGTCAGCCTCCTTTTCCAATTGATCAACCCACTTGCTGATTTCGTCAGCTGAAAGGATTAGGAGGCGGCTTCGAAAAAACTTACCATGTCCAGGGTAAATGGTTGCTGGTACTCATGCTCACAATGCGGGCATTTTAATGACATGGGCTTGAGTTCGCCGCTGATCTTTAATTCAACAATGCGCGAACGTAGCTTACCAAACAAGTTACGATCGCAATTTTGTAAGAATTCTTCTATGTATTCTTTTTCAGTGACTATGCCATTTGGGGTGTTAATTGCCGCAATGCTGTCTGACAGAGCTTTGACTGTGATGCTGGTAATTTTTTTAAGTGCATCACCTAGTCGTGTTATTTTTTCTTCGTCGGGTAAGTCACTGCCAGGCAGCATTTGTAACACACGCTGTTCTTCAAATTGCATAGCGTTGTTATCGTTTAATGAACGATAATTCATTGGTCTCAAAAACATTTCTAAGTCTTGGTAACGAATTGGATCGTTGTAGTTGCCAGGGTGTATGGTATCAATGACTGTGCGTAAGTCTAAGCTAATTTCTTCCTCGGTGTTACAGCTGGGGCATGAAGTATCTAAATCTAATGCATGACCGTAGCTGGCAATTCTAATAGATACCAACAATGTGTCAATGTCCATGGCTGGTATAAACCAAGCATTTTTAATTGCAGGCACACAGCTTTGTATCACATTGACCACAGCAGTACCGTTGAACAATGCATCGGGAGTTCTGTAAGTTATTTCATCTACAGCAGTCATGGGGTACACAGGAATCTCGCCATTTTCGGGCATGGTTAATGAGCCCTCAGGGTAAAACTTCCCGTTGCTGGGTAATTTGATGTAGATTGCCGGTTGTCTAAAGAATTGTTGCAGTGGGTTATTTGACATGAAATTGGTCTCGGTAAATATAACATTACTTATTGGGTGTAAACTATGGCCTTGGAAAATATGGATGCAGTTGAGATAGCGCGGATCATTGAAGCTGCCACGGAAGAGCTACGATTATTTGGATCAGTTAGTCAGCACAGTAAAGATGCACTACGTGATGCTGAAGTTGGCATACGTGGATTTACTGCAACACAAAAAGCCGCAAACAAAGAGCTAGGAAAGTCTTTTGGCGGCCTTGCTGACGGTTTTATCAAAGGCGAAAAGGGCACTGCCGCATTCAACGGCACAATTGAAACAGCCACAGCCGCACTTGGTCTCATGATCATTGCAATGGGTCCGTTCTCCATTGCCGCCCGGGCTGCGGCGGCCGCGGTTACCCTATTAGGCAAAGGCTTTGCCAAGGTCAACGAACACAATGATCGAATGCTCAAAGGGTTCCAGGCACTGAGTGAGTCTGGGGCAATCGCCAGTGACGGTCTCAAAGGTTTATACGATAATCTCTACGACTTAAACTTAAACGTACACGAATTTGACAAGTTTGCTCAACTAATGGGCCAGAACAGTGAAACGTTGGCCTTGTTTGGCAATACTACATTTGAAGGTCGTCGAGCACTAAGCGCACTCAGTGAAGCAATGAAACCGGTTCGTCTAGACATGATGAACATGGGCCTCACACTTGAGTCACAGCGTGAGGGTATGTTGGCCTATGTCAAGTTGCAGAGTCAGATTGGTCAGGCACAAAAGCGCAACGGTGAAACAGACCTTATGCGCACACTTAGACTCAACGAAGGGTCTAATAGATACCTAATGGAAATGGATGCGCTGACCAAGGCCACAGGTGTACAGCGCAAAGAGATGGAAAGTGAAATGGAACGTGCTCGTAGTGAGCAACGTTTCCGTGCCAAACTTGATGCAATGCGGGCCAGTGGCGATGAAAGTCAGGTCAAAGCCGCCAAAGAACTTGAACTAGCCAATGCAATTTTAGCCAAACAAGCACCAGAAACAGCACAGGGATTCCGTGACGCTGCCAGTGGCTTTATTAGTAGTGAGGCCGCAGGTAAGTTCTTCTTGGGCACCATGGGCGAAGGTAGTCAGGTCATGCAAGATCTAACCAACAATAGTGCCACTGCTGGTCAAAGTTTGCAAAAATTATACGGAGCATTTGGCAGAACCACCAAAGAATTCAATCAAATTGCGCAGGTTGGTGCTTACGATTCGTTTGGTAACTTTGCAGAACAAAGTAATCTTGCAGTGCGAGGTATGAGCGACTTGCCTGCCGCAATTGAAGCAGCCAAAAAACAGCAAGAAGAACTGGCACGTAATCCAGACAGTAGATTAAATGCACTAAACAACAATTACTTAAACCAACTAGAACTAACCAGGGCCGCAGAAAACGTTTTGGAAATAGCTGCCGAGGAGGCTGCAATATCAGTTAATGCATTGAGTACTGCCGCAGTTAAGGCCGCCGAAGCCTTGGGATTGATAGGTAAAAAGACTCCCAAACCCGCTGAAACTGGAGCACCCACTGCTGTGGCAGCCACAGAAAAAGCTCGAGTTGAACGAGGCAAAGCAGACACTGCGGCCACAAAAGTTGCTGACTTAAACGATACAATTAAAAACGCCAACAAAGAAGTTGAAAATCTTGAGCGTAGCAAAGCATCTGCCGAAGCCATTAACGCTGGCAAAGCAAAACTAGCAGACTTGCAAAAACAAAAGGTTACCGCCGAGGAAGAAGAAATCAAACAAGCCCGGGTGGCCAGTCAAGCCGCACTCGAAGCCAAAAACGAACGTTTACGCATGCGAAAAGTACAAAATACTATTCCATTGATAGAAAAAGATGCCGCAGCCGCACAAAAGAAAATTGAAGATTTAAAACTCGAACAAGCTCGTTTAGAAATTAAAAAGCGTGATACCCCCCAGGCCGCACCAGGTGCGATTGATCCTCGAGTTATTAAAACTCGTGAAGCCACCGAGGCAAGAAAAAAAGCCGAGGCTGCGGTAGAAGCTGCCGCGGCAGAAAGAAAACGTCTTGAAGATGAAAAAGGTCGTGGCGCAGACGAAACCAGAGCTGCTAGAATAGCTGAAATGAAGGCCAGAAATGAAGCTGCCACAGCCAAAGCAACTGAAGAACTCCGACGCCGACAACAAGGACAGGCCAGCGGCCCCGGCGACGATAGACTGGTTATTGTGGGGAGAGAGTTATTAGCGGCTGAAAAGAGTCTAAAAGAAAAAACTGATGCGTTGACCGAGTCCCGTAAAAAGCTGGGACAAACTGGCGAAGAATCAATACCAGCCGAAAAGAAATACACTAAAACTGTTGAAAATCTTATTATTCAAGCAGAAAGCCAGGGTAAGAATATTCCCACAGGTATCAAAGATAAAACTGGCCGACCAACATCCTCAGCATACGGGATAGGGCAGTTTACCAAAGGCACATTTGAAACAGTTGCTGGCAAAGCCAAACCTGGCGAAGCACTGCATGGTAAAACATTTGAAGATTACAAAAAAGATACCGGCTTACAACGTGAAGCAATGACCAAGCTCACTGACATGAATCGCACCACACTGTCCAAAAAAGGCCATGAAGGCAATGCAAGAAACTTGTATCTAGCACACTTTTTAGGTGGTGCCGGAGCGTCTGGCGTGTTGGGAGCACCAGACAACACTCCAGTTGAGCGTGTGGTAAGTGCTGACCAGATTGCATCCAATGCGCCAGTCTTTAAGACAGTTAAAACTGTGGGCCAACTCAAGGCCTGGGCTGATAGTAAAATGGCCACAGCAGAACGCCAACTAACTGCCAAAGCCGCAAAAGAAGGTGTAAAAACTGCCAGTGCTTCGGGATCACTACCCATGGTGAACACAGCAAATGAAGAAGTACCAGCCATGGCTGATGGTGGAGTCGTCAAGGCAGCACCAGGTGGATCAATTGTGCGCATGGGCGAAGCTGGACTCAACGAAGCCGCAATACCACTAAAAGGTGGAATGATCCCAGTGACATTTGGTCGAGACTTTAAGAAAGTGTTTGATCAGATTGTGTATACCTTGGGCAAGTCAAATGACTTACTAAATGCAAAACCAAAAAACGAAGATATAAAGATATCCGGCGTTGACCAATATCTCAAAGACATGACAACAATGCTGGGGGATGTTCAGAAACAAAAACAACCTGATGTTGGTCAATATTTCAAAGACGTGACATCAATGTTGGGTGATACTCAGAAACAAGAAAAATCTCCGCAGCCAGTCATTGATATCAATGATGTAATTCGATCCATGTCCAGCACCAATGAAGTGCTACTAAGTTCTGTCACAACAAAATTAACAACTGCGCAAGAAAGTGATCGTCCAGATATTGAGAAAATAAAAGCACAAGCGTCGGTGGTTTCTCAGAACATGTTTGACAACTATGCCAAAGTAGTGTCGTTGGCCGTACCCGACATTGACAGTCTGGTATCAAAAGAAACTGATTTTAAAGAATCAACTAAACTAGCAAATGAAGAACTAGCGACATCAATTGCAGACAAATTACAAGATATTGTTAGACAACTATCACCAAACAACAATGCCACAACTGACCTTAAAGAAATGTCTGCACAACTATCCTTTGGTATCAATGAATTAATATCAGAAGCTCGTAGAGGCAACGACAACACCAATCGTTTAGTGCAAGTAGCACAGAGTTAATGGTAAATATTCAACACAAGGACTTCTAATGAGCTGGAAAAAATATTTTAAAGTAGCAAACACTGATGGGACAGCCAGTCCTATTAATGGCGCTAACAATTATGGCCTGCCGGGATACACAAAAAACAACGGTGTGGATGCGCAGTCTAATTTTTCTTTTAGAAATTACGCCAGCCGCTTGCCTGAAGTTTACACCGGACACCCCAACAGAATTGAACGCTACAACCAGTATGAAAACATGGATTGTGACAGTGAAGTCAATGCATGTTTGGATATTATTGCTGAGTTTTCCACACAAAACAACGAACAAAACAACACACCATTTGACTTGCAATTTAACGATAAACCCACAGATCATGAAGTTAAAATACTTGAGAAGCAGTTAAAACAATGGGTCAAGCTGAATAAATTTGATCAGCGAATCTTTAAATTGTTCCGCAATACCATCAAATATGGCGATCAGGTATTTGTTAGAGATCCAGAAACTTTTGAATTATACTGGGTCGACATGAGCAAGGTTGTGCGTGTTATTGTCAACGAAAGTGAAGGCAAACGCCCTGAACAGTACATTATTCGAGACATCAATCCCAACTTTGAAAGCCTGACAATAGCACAAAAAACCACAACAGACTACATGGTCAACCCGCCTAGCAGTAGTGGCGGTGGCGGAGCAGGTAACATGAGTTACACTTCTCCAAACGCACAAAGTTCCAACAGTCGATTTAATCGAACAGTAAACGAAACCTGTTTGGACGCCAAACATGTGGTGCATCTGAGTTTAAACGAAGGCTTGGACTTGTTCTGGCCATTTGGGCAAAGTGTGCTGGAAATGATTTTCAAAGTGTTCAAGCAAAAAGAACTGCTGGAAGACAGTATTTTAATTTATCGTGTACAACGTGCACCAGAGCGTAGAGTGTTTAAGATTGACGTTGGTAACATGCCAAGTCACATGGCCATGGCCTTTGTTGAACGTGTCAAAAACGAAATGCACCAGCGTAGAATCCCCACTGTGAGTGGCGGTGGTCAGAACTTGATGGACTCTAGCTATAACCCACTCAGCGTTGGCGAAGATTACTTCTTTCCACAGACAGCAGAAGGTCGCGGAAGCAGTGTAGACACACTTGCAGGCGGCTCTAACCTAGGCGAAATTGACGATTTAAAATACTTTAACAACAAAATGGCACGTGGATTGCGTGTGCCCAGTAGCTATTTGCCCACAGGTCCAGATGACAGTGACCGAGCCATGAACGACGGCAGAGTGGGCACTGCATTGATTCAAGAATATCGTTTCAACCAGTACTGCGAACGTTTACAGAATTTAATTGTACAAAAATTAGACGACGAATTCAAGATGTTTCTACAGTGGCGAGGATTTAACATTGACAGTGGCTTGTTTGGATTGTCGTTCAACCCGCCACAAAACTTTGCCAGCTATCGTCAAAGTGAATTAGATAACACACGTATCACTGCATTTAGTAGTTTAGAGCAATTGCCGTATCTAAGCAAACGTTTCCTAATGAAGCGTTACTTGGGATTAACCGAAGAAGAAATTGTAGAAAACGAAGATCTCTGGTCCGAAGAAAGAGACATGGCTCCAGACATAGCTGCCACAGGTCAAGATCTACGCAGTGTTGGCATTACCCCCGGTGGCATTGAATCTGACATCACCACTGGTGCAGATTTAGCCGGAGCCGAAGGCGACATGGGTCTTGGCGGAATGCCCGGAGCACCGGCAGCTCCGGCCGGTACACCACCGCCAGCGCCCCCAGCAGTATAAATAACACTATGATACTCAATGAAATTTATGAAAAAGTGCCACAGGGTTTCCAGGATCTTGAGCAAGATAATACTCAGCTGAGTTCCAAAGATCTGCGAAAAACTCGGTTAACATTGTCACAATTGAATAAATTACGACAGATGAATGATGTGCGTCAATACGAGCAAAAAGAAAAAATTAAAAAAATAAAAGCACAATACTCGCCGCCACCACAAGCGGCAATGTAAAAATTCAAAAACTACACGCTTTTTCTTAAAAAACACGCCTTAAATAGCCGTCTTTTAGTCTACGGCTTAAATATCTGCATATTACTTTACCCAGGAGCCATGTACCATGAGCAAAGACAAGTTTGAACAACTTATTGAATACGTCATTAATGACGACGAGCAAAAAGCCCGTGAACTCTTCCACCAAATCGTGGTTGAAAAAAGCCGAACCATTTACGAAAGTTTAATGGAAGAGGAAGACGAAGATCTTGAAGAAGCTGCCGACGAAGAACTCGACGAAGCCGAAGAAGACCTTGAAGAAGGCATGATGGACGACGAAATGGGCGGCGACGCTGCTAAAGGCCTAATGATGGATGTTGAGTCCGACGAAATGGGCGGAATGGGCATGGCTGAAGACGATGACGAATTTGCCGACGAAGAACCAATTGATGGTGACGAACCCGAAGCTGACGACTTAGAAGGTCGTGTTGCTAATCTTGAAGACGAACTTGATGCTTTGATGGCTGAGTTCCAAGACTTAGTTGACGGTCCAATGGATGGTGGCGAAGAGCCAGTTGACGGTGGTGATGCACTTGAAGTTGATGACACAGAGTCAGAAGAATTCATGGGCATGAACGAAAACATCAACTTGAAGGCAGCACCAGCACCAGTTAAATCTGAAGAAGGCAACATCAATCGAAAGTCTGCTGTAGCCGCTAATGCTGGCGCAAAAGGCCCAATTGGTAACTCAGTTAAGCCAGTTCACGCTGGTGCCAACGAAGGTGGTCATCATGACACCGCTGCCTACAAAAACACAACCAAAGATTTGATCGGCAAGGTTGGAAATACACCTGCACAAGGCACACAACGTCCAAGTCCAGCACCCAAGCCACACTTGGCACAAGCCACTGGTGTCAACACCAAGTCAGTGACACGATAATACAAAATGGCCGCTCGCTATTTAAAAGAACATCTAACGTTTACCCAATCTGGTATCGAACTTCTACACGAAGATGACGGTACTGGAAATGGTAAAACGTTATACATGAAAGGCATCTGTATACAAGGTGATGTTCGTAACGCCAACGAGCGTGTTTACCCTACCAGAGAGATTGCCAAGGCAGTCGAAACAATTAACCAACAAATCATCGAAGGACACAGTGTTCTTGGTGAAGTTGACCACCCTGATGATCTAAAAATTAATTTAGATCGTGTCAGCCACATGATTGAAAAAATGTGGATGGAAGGTGACAGCGGATTTGGCAAACTTAAAATTTTGCCAACTCCAATGGGTCTACTAGTTAAAACAATGTTAGAATCTGGTGTGAAGCTAGGAGTTTCGAGTCGTGGATCAGGTAATGTCGACGACCGAACAGGACATGTCAGTGAATTTGAAATAGTCACTGTCGATGTTGTTGCTCAGCCCAGTGCCCCAAATGCATATCCTAAGGCAATCTACGAAGGTCTCATGAACATGAGATACGGTCATAGAATGTTGGAAATTGCACAAGATGCTGGTCAGGACAACAAAATACAGAGATATTTGAAAGGCGAAATTAACAAGCTGATCAAAGATCTCAAAGTCTAAGGAGAACACAATGCTAGACGCAATTAAACCTTTGCTAGACAGTGGTATCATCAATGAGGAAACTCGTGGTGCTATCAATGAAGCATGGGAAGCAAAGTTGGCCGAAGCACGTGAATCTTTGCGAACAGAAATTCGTGAAGAATTTGCGCAACGCTACGAGCATGACAAGTCAGTAATGGTTGAAGCCTTAGATCGTATGGTAACAGAAGGCCTTACCAGTGAACTACAACAAGTTGCCGCAGAAAAAGCACAACTTACTGAAGATCGCGTTAAGTTCCAGTCTAAAATTAAAGAAGATGCCACAAAGTTTAACCACTTTATGGTTTCAAAATTAGCTGAAGAAATTAACGAACTGCGTAAAGACCGTAAGCAACACAATGAAGGACTAGAAAAACTAGAAAAATTCATCGTGCATGCTCTTGCTAGAGAAATCAATGAGTTTGCTCAAGATAAACGTGAAGTAGTGGAAACTAAAGTACGTTTGGTGCGCGAAGCTCGTAGCAAGTTGGAACAACTCAAAGCACGTTTTATAAAAGAAAGTGCTGAAAAGATGACCAAAGTAGTTACCAAACATCTAAAAGCTGAATTAAGCCAATTACACGAAGATATCAAAGTTGCTAGAGAAAACAATTTTGGACGTAGAATTTTTGAAGCCTACGCCGCAGAATTTAGTGTAACGCATCTCAACGAAAACGCTGAAGTTCGCAAACTTCATAAGTTAGTTGATATGAAGAACCATCAACTAAAAGAATCTAAAAACTCAGTTGAATCTGCCAAGAGGCTAATTGAGAATAAGGAACGTGAAATCCGCATGATCAACGAATCCAACGAGCGCACAGCTACAATGGAAATGTTGCTTGCACCTCTTAACAAAGAGAAGCAAGATGTCATGAAGAATTTACTGGAAAGCGTACAGACCGCAAGGCTCAAAGGCGCTTTTGAAAAATACTTACCAGCAGTATTAGCAGACAAACCAGCAAAAGCCAAACAGGTGATTGCTGAGAGCGTTACTGAAGTAACTGGTGATAAGTCTATGCCACGTCACAGTGATGATCGCAGTAATGTGATTGATCTAAAACGTTTGGCTGGTCTGTAAACTTAAAAGAAATAAAGGAGACTTAAATGTCACAAGAATTATTAGAAGGTCGTTGGGACGATACCAAAGAAGCCCTTCTTGAAGGTCTAAGCGGTAACCGCCGCAACAGCATGAGTGTTATCTTAGAAAACACTCGTAGATACTTGAAAGAATCTTCTGCAGGTACTACAATGGCAGGTAACATTGCTACTCTTAACCGCGTGATTCTACCGGTTATCCGTCGTGTTATGCCAACAGTTATTGCTAACGAGCTAGTTGGTGTTCAACCAATGACTGGCCCAGTTGGTCAAATTCACACTCTACGTGTACGTTATGCAAACAACTTAACAGACAACTCAGCAGCCGCTACTTCAGTAACAGCTGGTGATGAAGCTTTGAGCCCATTCAAGATTGCTACAGCTTACTCCACAGTCAAGAACGATGCTACTACAGCTAGTAACTATACTGGCGCCGCTACTTCAACTCTTGAAGGCAACGGTGGTAAGCAAATTTCTGTTCAAATCTTGAAACAAGCTGTTGAAGCAAAGACACGTAAGTTGCAAGCACGTTGGACATTTGAAGCCGCGCAAGATGCACAAGCAATGCACGGCATTGACGTTGAAGCAGAAATTATGGCTGCTTTGGCTCAAGAAATTACAGCTGAAATTGACCAAGAGATTCTATTATCTCTACGTACATTGGCTGCTACAGAGTTCACATACAACCAAGCTACCGTTTCAGGTACAGCTACATTCGTTGGTGACGAACACGCCGCATTGGCTGTTTTGATCAACCGTGTTGCTAACTTGATCGCCCAACGCACACGTCGTGGCGCTGGTAACTACGCTGTTGTTTCTTCAGCTGCC